CACTGTGCGCTACGCGGACGTGGCGAAACGGCAGACGCAGCAGACTTAAAATCTGCTTCCCAATGGGAGTGGGGGTTCGATTCCCCCCGTCCGCACCAAATGTTTCAATAGTTTATGGGATATGATCGAAGGCAAGATTTTAAAACCAGCGGCGCTTGGCGCGATTGTCCCTAATGTGTCCCTAAGGCGCGGCACACGTGTGTCATCCGCTCGAATTCGGCCTTCGGCACGTTCGCCACGCGCAGCGCCGTTTTCATTTGGCGTGGGCTCATCTTGGCTGCGCGGGCTGCGGCATTGCGGCTATCAATGCGATCGAAGACCTCACTCGCCGTTTCTGCCGATAAACTAGGGCTGTCGCCGCCCCTAGTTTCTGGCGGCCGGCCGCCTTTCGACGGCGTTATTTGTTTCAGCAGCTCGCCGCAGCGCTCGATCGCACGCGCTTGGATCCAATCCGCTATTATTTTGCTTCACCCGCCGAGAGCGACAGCATGGCCCCCACCCGGGATTACTCCCGATCATTATCGCGGGATCGGCGAGGTGACCGCAACTTGGGCGCGGCTGGAATCGCACGTATTTCGAACGCTGATGACCATCCTCGGCCTGCCATACATGCAAGCGCTGACCGTTCTTTGGGAGCTGAATTACAGGGCGCGGATTGATCGATTGCGTGGCCTGATCGCGCTTCGCTGGCGCGGCCCGACAGATGTCCGCAAAACCGAATTCGAAGCATTGATAGTCCGCATGGACGATGCCTATTTCATCCGCAACCTCGTGGCCCATTCTTTCTGGCGTAAAGGAGCCGCAGAGAATTCCATCTCGCCATTTTTTGTAAATGCCAAAGGCGGCAAAATACCGCGAACTACACACTCGCAGTTCAAGAGCTTGTCTGATCGCGATTTCACGCCGGAGCGACTGCATCAAGAAGCGCTCGACATTTATAAATTGGCAGAGGATTTCAAGCTATTCGCTACTCTTCATTTTAAGGTTGAGTTTCTTCACGGCGAAGGCGATGAGCCGCTCGACTAGACTCCGCAGTCGATGCCCGACCCTGGCTTTGACGGCGGCGACGAGCTCGCGGCCGATCTCGACGATCCCCGACACGAACCAGCTTGCCAGTCCCCGCCGCGGCGGGTGTTTTCGAGCAAGCGCGCGCCCATTTCTAGAGCATGAGTCGAAATCAAAACTGGGAAAGCGACCTGATGCGCCTGGCTGACGCCTGCCGGCGCCTACGGTTTACTTGTGACGCGCTCCTGCACGCGCCAAGGTCAGCCGAAGATGTTATGCTACACAAGGCGAAAGACGCGCTTTTCCCTAATGATCCCCCGATCGTCAAGATTGTCCCTTTTACCTCAAATCAGGTTCGGGAATATTTGTATGCGAATTACTTAAGTAGCCTCTATGCACTTTCTGAAATCCTACGGTGTTTGGAAGACGTTGGATATTTTCCGCCTGACTATTATAAAAGCGTCACGACCGCGATTGCGAACGACGAGCTGCTAAAATACCTTTCGAAGGCGCGCATCGCGCAGGATCACACTCTGGATGCGTCGGCAAAGCGGCCGATCGTGGGGTGGGGCGTTACGTTCGGCGCGCACCGCGGCAAGGTGCTGCCCATGCCCGCAGCCCGAAGAAGTCCCCTTGAGCTTCACGACTTTATTGAGGAACGCCGCGGCAAGACCACGATCACCCCAGTACCAAAAACGCACCGAGGCAAAGCTATCGACAGTGCAACGCCTGAAATATTGGCGGAGCTTTCGTGTCTGTGGTGGGTCGAATTAGTGCTCCGCATCTTTCAAAAAAATGCCGAGCTTCCGCCTGCCCTCTGACCTTGCAAGCTAGGCCGGCTTAATCGGTCGGTAAATTCTTCGCGCTAGGTTGAGCGCCTGACGCGGGTTGTCCCCAGAACACCCTCGGCCCGCGTCGGGCTCGGAGGGTCGCCCGTCGATTGGCGTCGGCTGGGCGACGCTCCGAGTGACACTACGGGAGAGAAATCTTATGGACGGCGAGGAAATTGTCGAACAGCTCTTGCGACACATCGACGAACTTATTCAAGTGCCCGAGCGTCCGATCCCCGGCGACCAAGTGGTTTCGGCGCCCTTGCAGCGCTTCCCGCTCTTTATCGAATTCCCCGGCCCTCCGATCGGCACGGGATAATTACCGGCGGCTAAACGCGCGAATGGATAAGCTATGAGACAGCAGCTTATAGTCGCCAGCGGAACGGACTGGGATGACAGCAACGCCCTGGTCTGCCCCCTGTGCGACCGTGCTGATAACCACATCATCTCGGTCGCTTCAGAGCGCAGCCCAGATGCCGACGAAGCGCCCTCGCCTCACGACGGCACGGACATGACTGTAAATCCGCGAAACGTTGGCCGGCGGGCTGCGCTGAGGATCAATATCAAAGGCGAATGTGGCCACGATTGGACCCTTCTGCTCCAGCAACATAAGGGCAGACTCTACTGCTATAGCCGCGTCGACCGAGAAAGTTGAGTTTCGGCGAGGTCGCCGTCAGCCCGCGCGCCGCGCCATTTCGCGGGCGCCGGGCGCCTGATGCGACGTTCCGGGTTGAACGTGCGACGGAGAGGGCAGCGGCGGCCGGTGGCTGTTGTCGAGCAACCCGTCGACGCCGCCACGATTGAACGCGAAGATCCAGCGATGCAGGCTTGAGGTACTGATGCCGAACGCCGCGGCAACCTCGCGGCGGCTGCCACCGTCGATCGCCGTCGCCACCGCGAGCACCCGCCGGACTTGACGGCGCAACTGGTTTGATTGCAGGTCCAGCGCCATCGCAACGGCTAGCACGCCGAGCGCCTGCTGACGCAATCGTCCCGATTTCTCGTCAATCGTCGCCGCGTCGCCGAGGGTTCGGCGCGCATGACGGCGAAGCTGCGAGCCGAGCGAGCCCGAGAGCGCGATCGGACGGCGGGCCGCCATCTCAGACAAACCCCGCCATCGCATACCCCGTGCGCAGCCGAATTTCTGCCGGCCCTTGCGCCTCGGCCACCTTCGCCCGCGTGCCCGCCGGCGCATTATTTATGTCAATTTGAACCCTATGCGACGTGTCTCCGGTGTCGTCATCGGCCGATGAGCGCTGTCCGGCACCGCCGCCCGTCGCCGGGTTGTCGTCGTTTGCTCGCGCACCCGCGCCGCTGAGGATCGCCGCGCCCTCGGCCCCATACCACGGGTTGGCTTTTGTGCTCCCTTTGATCGTCGCCATGCTCGCGGCGACGTTGGCTTTTTCCTGCGCCGTCATGTTCAATTCATAGGGGTTGCCCTTCGAATTGTATTTCACTTGTGGTGGGAAGGGCGACCGAGCGCCGCCGGCTCCCGGCACCGCTGGCGTCACCGCCGCGGCCGGAGCTGCTGCGCCCCCGCGCGAGAAGTATTGTCCAGCTTTGGCGATATGCGTGGCGAGCATCTTGGGCCAGGGCGCGCCGGCGAGCTCGGAATTCTGCTCGTTGATCCCCTCGTAACCGCGCAGCCCAAGTTCAGCTGATTGCGGCGGCGACCCCGCGTTGTTCATGCGCTCGAGCACGCCCTTATATTTGCCCGTCAGCTCTTGGTAGAGCAGCTTCGCCTGTGTGTGAATGTCGTAAGGATCGCCCAGCGCTTGAAGATCGCGAAAGCGGGAGCCGATCCACTGTGCGACGCCTGTCGCACCGCTCGCATTATGCGCACGCGGGTTGAGGCCGCCGGACTCGTAGTCGAAATTCGACAGCAATCCGGCCTGAGCCATCTCGTTGCCGCCGGCCGCTTTGATCGCGCTGCGAAGCACCGCCTCGTTGGAACCGGCGGCGAACCCGGGCATGGGCGCCGCGGCCGCCGGCGAGATCGGGTTAAGGGCGTTACCGATGCGCTTCCAGATCGAAGGGCCGCTGCTGCTGCCCGCAGGCCCCGGAGTGCCCGCAGGTGATGATGGGGCGGCGTTCGGAAACCAGCCGCCCGACGGCGTTGCCGGCATCGTCGTCTTCGGCTTATTGCCGGCAAACCAGCTGCCCGGGTTCCACCACGAAAAGGGCTCGTCTGACGCCTTGTTGCCGCCGCGGTACCGGTCCATGTTCTTATCGATGGTCGACTGGCCCGGAAGCAGAAATTCGCCGGGGTTTTTCGTCATGTCGATGAAGGACTTCATTCCATCGCCGGTAAACGCGTCGTTGACGGCCTTCACCGCCTGCGCGATCGACACGAAGGCGTCGCCGATCGTCTTGAGCTCGACCCCGGTCGCCTTCCAATCGATCGTGCGGATGTAGTCGCTAAAGCTCTTGACCGCGCCGCCGATGTCGTCAGCGATCCATTTCCTGTTCTCGACGGTCCACTTTGCCATTTCCGTCGCCGCGTCCCTTAGCACCGGCAGAACCGCTAACCCGATCTCCGTACCAAGGCCCTCGACTGCGATCATGGCTTGGGTCTGCGCCAGCTTGAACGCGGTCGAGGCTTTCACTCCGTCCTCGCCGATCGCAACGTTGAACTTGTCGGCCTGTTTCTGAAACTCGTCCAAGCTCTCCTTGCCCTGGGCAAATAAAGGCAAGAAATCAGCCCAAGCATCGCCGAAGGCTTCCTGAGCGAATTTTGCTTTCGCGTAAGGATCTGCAATCTTCGAAATAGCCTCTGCAAGCTCGGGAAGGACTTTTTGGGCGCTGCGAACACTCCCGTCAGCGTTCTTTATTGCGACGTTGAACTGCTTGAAAAAGCCGATCGCCTCGCCGTCCTGGCCCCAAGCGGCGCCGTGGAGCTTGGTGCCGAGATTGCCGAGCCCGGCATCCATGCTCTCGGCGCTGCCGCCGCTCAGGCGCATCGCTTTTTCGAGGCTTTGCAACGGCCCGAGGGGCACCGCGATTCTGGCGGAAAGCCTACCCAAACTCGCGCCGGCGCCTGCTGTTTTTTCGACCAAATCGGCGAGGCCGGCGGTGACGGCAGCGACGCCGAGCCCGGCACCGAAGCCGCCGACGCCCGCAAGCCGGCCAAGCGGCGATAACACGGTCGTCGCGGTGCGGCCCAGATCCTTGAGCTCGTCACCAAAAGCGCGCAGTTCCCGAGACGCCGCTGGGACTCCACGCCCGATCGTTTCGAGATAGCCCGACATGCCGCGATGTGGGGAGGTCGGGATGGCCTCGCTCTGACCAATCTTTTTGAGCTGGCCCTGAAAGGCTGTGAGCTCTTTGCCGATTTTCGCCAAAGTCGGCGTGATCGCGTCCGTCGCGCTGATGCTGACGGCGAAGCCGCCGCTGCCCTGTGCCATGTCAGGCCGCCCTCAACATGCAGGCGCGGCGGAAATCGAAGATCGCGCGCTTATCAACCCCGTCGGCAGTGATCGTCGCCATCGTCAGAACGCCGCCAGTCGCCGCCGGCATTTGGCGCTGCATTGCCGAAAGCTGATCCTGCGCCACGCTGATGCAGTCGTCGGCTGTTTCGGCGTAGGGTCCGCCGCGGGTATCGGGTACGACGAAGCCCCGCACTGCGCGCGGCGAGAACCCGTCGGCGCTCGAATAAGCGAAGGCTACAACGCGCCTGACCCGGTGATCGAAGGCGCAGACGACATAGTCCGCGTTCATCCTCTCGCCGCCCGGGAATCGCCAAGGAACCCGGCGAAGCACCGCTGGGAGCCGTTCCAGAAGCAAATCGAGGCTATTTGCCGCCGAAACATGCTCATCGACCAGCCGTAGGGCTACATCTCGGCCAGAACCGACCCCAACGAGACCCAAGTATCGGTTGACCACGATCTTTTCGCACTCGCCGGTCGGCAGACCTCGGTAATAGAGCTCCGAATCGGCCCAGACGATCGCGCGGCCGGCCGATATGGCGTGCACGCCGAGGATGGTCACCGGAGTCGAAGCTCGCCTTGGTAGCGCAGCGCCCGCAACCGGTGCGTCGCAAGCCGTGATCGAGACGGCGGCCGAGCTCGCTTCGTCGAGGGTTTCGGTTTCCGCGCGGCGATCTCCTGCTTGTAGAGGTCGGCCATCCTCTGATGCTTGGCGGTCAGGCCGCGCGGCTTCCCGCGGCCGCCCCGGCGGCTGCGAACTTGACTCACCAAAGCATCGGGAAGAGCGGCCACAGAACAGAATGAAAATTCCTGTAACTCGCAAGCATCGATGCGCTTATTACCAGTCCACGGATTCTTGGGGTCGAGATCTGTGACCTCGAGCGGGTCGAAACCAATCGAGACGCCGCGCAAAATGCCCGCCGAAATCAGATTATAGATCTCGGTTGATTTGGCGCTCGCCGACTCCGGCGGAAATTGAACCAACGCGGTGAGCGTGTCGCCCTCGGCCCGAATATCAATCGCCTGCGCGATTGGGATCGTGTCGTCATGGGCAAATAATGCGATCGGGTTTTTCCTGAAATTACTCAGATCAATCCCGTCGGTTTTGACGATCAGGCCGTCACGACCCAAGGTTTCGGTCGAGATCACGGCCTTCACTTGCCTTTTCGACCCGAGCACCGAAGTCTCCGCCTCGGGCGAGAAACGGCGAACCATTTCGCCGGCGCGTGGCTTCTGCATCGGCTTCCCCCTTAGCCTAGAAACGTCGTGTCGCTTTCGAATTGGGTCACCGACGAGGCGCTGACCATGATCTGCGCATTAGGCAGCGGCATGAGCAGCTCAGCCTCATTTCGAAAGCCGAGCGACTGCGCCGTATCGTTGATTTGGACCAACAAGGACCGATGCCGGTGCGCGAGCCTTCCGGCTTCCGCGAATAGGACAACCGTGGCTTGGTAGGTCGACCTCAGTTCCTGGAGCATGGCCGCTCGAGAAGCGTCGTGAGCAGCGAAGAGCATTGCTGTAAGCCGGGGTTGAGCAGCATCGCATCGCTGGACAACGAGCTGCGCAGCGTCGATGCGCAGCGTGAGCTCGGCGAGCTCGGCGTCAGACCCGGCTACCAACAGCAGCGACTCGTGCTGGTCGAGAAGATCGCCGCTTAGCGCATGTGCGGCGTCGCGTTCGGCGACCAACTCCGCGAGCGCCGCCGTGATTTCCTCTGCGCTCGAGGGCGCTCCGTGGACGCCGTTGCCGTTCGTCGCTGCCGGCCGCACCATGCGCAAAATCCTATCGACGATCGCCGAGGCCATTACGAAGCGGCCCGCGTGCGCTTCGCGGCAGCCGCCGCAGCCGCGTGCTCGGTCTCGGCGGCGCCAAGGAGCGCTCGCAACTCGTCAATCCTGCGCCTAGCGTCATTCGCCTGGACCTCGGGCGCGACGATCGGCACGTCGGCCCGCACCAACGTCGCATAGCCATGTTTGATATAATGATCCGCCTGCGCCGCCGGAAATCCGGCCTGTTCTCCGGCCATGTACGGAGCGACCGTTCGGGTAAATTGGATGACGTGACACAAATCCACGACTGCATCTCCTTTGACCTGATGACGGCTTCTAATCGAAAGCTCGGGAAATTTTTCGTACGATTTATTTCCACTCAGCGTTTTCTTCGACCGGCGAGCACGTTGCTGATCTGTTTGCGACCGATCACTACTCCATCGCTTTCCCTGAGAATTGCGAATAGCAGCGCGCGACGTTCGTTGGCGTCGTTCGGCAGCTTGTTGAGGTGCTGATCGCGCAACCAGCCGGTTGTGGCGTAGCGCGCCAGTGCCTCGTCAAGCGGTCCCGCTGCGTCGTCGACATCCGGGAAGAGGCGTCTCGCTGCACGCCGGAACGCCTCGTCGCGGCGCCAAAGTCGCAGCGCGTTGACCGCCGGCGCCCGCAGGTGGCGCTCGATCTCCGCGGCTTCGGCCGCACCGAGCTGATCGAGAACTTTCGCGAGGTCGCCGACGGTCGACATTACCCGCCTGCGTCGATCGCGCGGATGACGAGCTCGACGAGAAGCCGCTCGATCAGATCCTCGCGTGTCTTGGTGCTCCCCTCGCGGGGCACGAAGCCGTTGCGCAGATAGTCGACAATCTCGGCCCGAGGCATCTCGGACACCAATGCGACAGTGCCGTCGTCGCGCACGATCGCGGTGTCGCGCATCACGTGCCGGCCGGCTTGGTGTGGTCCAAAACGATCAAGCCGCGGCTCTCGTACACGCTGGGCACGTCGGCCGCTGCCCGCGCTAGCAGTGCGGTCGTGCCGTTGAGCAACGCGGCGACGCCATCGATCTTGCCGGCGCCGACGACCGTGGCCTTGCTGATCGACACCGCGTTGCCGTTCCGGGTCACGACGGCGTTGCCGACGTTCCACCGGAGCAAGCCGCTTCCATTGTGCCGAAACACACCGTCGGCCAATCGCCGCTCGACCCATGACAACGCCGGCGTGAGGCGCCAGCCTTGCGGGCAGGCTTCGACGTCGACGCCGAACGGCAGGAACGCCTCGGCGAGCTCGGTTGCGCCATAGGCATCGATTCCGATCAGGCTGAGCTTTCCCGCGCCGGCGACCAGCTCGACGACCTCGACGAAGCCCGCGATATCACCGCCGCCGCCTTCGAAGAGGGTGAGCTCGCCGGCCGCGATCCAGTCGTCGTAAGGGTTAACGGACTTGCGTTTTTCGTAGCCGCGGCGAGAAATCCATTGATGCGACCAGAACAGGTAGCGACCGTCGGCCGTCTTGCCCAGAACGCCGATCGCGCTCAGATCGTCCAGGCCGCCGGCATCAACACCGATGTAGACGTACCGGCATTCTGCGATCAGCGCCTCGAGCGTCAGACTGGCGTCGGCGGCGGTGTCCCATTCGGCAAGCGAAAGCCAGCGATCGACGCCAGCGCTTTCCTCGGGGCTGATGTTCAAATTCTGCGATCGGAAATCGCGGAGCGCCGTCGGGTCGCTCGAGGCCGGCCCGCAACGCCTCGAGCGATACCGTGTAGCCGAGGCTCGGGTTGCTCCAAAACCAGTTCTCGGGGAGCTCGGGATCAAGCCCGGGCGGGATCGCGCACAGCCACCCAAAAAATCTCGGATCGATCTCGTCGCCGGCGATGACGCGGCGCGCCTTCGATAACGTCGACCCGAAGATGCCCTCCGCACGGTCGAGCGGCGCGGTCGAAATGCTCAACAGCAGCGGTTGTCGGCGCCCTACGGCGGCCGTGCGCGCTTGGTTGACCAGCTTATGGCCTCGCGGCGTTCCCCCGAGCAAGTGCAGTTCGTCGACAATCGCTAGGCTCGGGTTGAAACCAACAGTCGCGGCCAATTCAGCGGCGACGGCAGTCACGCGGGAGCTGGTTGCCGGGTACGCGATTGTCGATCGATGCTCGGTGATCTGGAACCTATCGCCAAGCTCGGCATCGGCGCGCACGATTGCCGCTGCCGCGTTGAAGCAAATCCGCGCCTGCTCGCGGGTCGCGGCGATCAACACGACCTGCTCGCGCTGTTCCTCGTCGAGCAGCAGCTTCGTTAGCGCCAGCGCTGCGGCAAACGCCGTTTTGCCGTTTTTCTTGCTCATGTTCACGAAGATCTCGCGGAGCAAGCGATACCCCTCCGCGTCGACGTGACCGAAGATCAACCTCGTCAATTTTTCCTGCCACGGCGGCGAGTTCTCGCCGATCAGCTTGCCGGCGTGCTCGCCCTCGGTGATCGGCAGCCGCGACATGATCTCCCACGCCGCAGCGCCGCGCCCGGTCAGGTCGCGCGTCGCCGGGATCATGTCGATCGGGCCGTGCACCGGCCCTGTGACCGGAAACAAAGCCGGAGGGTCGGCGAAGGGTTTCATCGGAGAATTCCGCGCCATTTGCTGCTCGGGTCGGGCTGACGGGTGCCGCCGCCGCCCGGCATCCGCTGCCGCGCGACGGGGTTAAGGCCGAGAACGTGGCCGAGGTTCTTGACGGTCGCTGCGGTCGCCTCGGCGACGCGGAGCAGCGGGGAGAGCTTGCCATCGACGACGAGTGGATGCGCCTCGAGCTCCACCGTGAGCCGCCGTTGCCGGATCACGGCCATGCAATAGGTTTCGAGCGTCATCGCATCCTCGCGGTTCAACGTGCCGCGAGCCTCGAGCAGCCCGACCGTCTCGCGCCAAATCGCCGCCGCGTCCGGCGACAGGTGCGTCGGCGGCGCTGGCCATTCACCCTCGTCGGCTAGTGGGGAAGTTGAGGGTTTTTTCCCCACGCGCCTTACGACCCGACGACCGGGCGGCTTTCGACCGGCGTCCTCGACGCGATTTCCGGGCCGGCCAGCCGCCATCTCTCGGCGCACGCTTCCGACGGTCTTGTGGTCGCAGCCCGCCAGCTTCGCGGTAGCGCGGTCGGAGCGCGCCGGATCCGCCGTCAATAGCTCCGCGATCGCCGCGCGCCTGCGCCTCGTCGGAGTTTCGTCAGTGCTCAGCATCGTCGTCATTTTCAGTCGGCCCTTAATGTCACTGGTCGCCCTCAAAAGAGGGAGGGCATGCAGTAAAATTTCGAATGAATCGAACAGGATGGCACCCCTATCCACGGTCATGCACCACTCCCGCCGGCTCGACGATGGTCGGCGAGTTCGCGGGCGGACTTCTCGTTGTGGCAGGTGGCACAAAGGGATTGCAGCAGCGCGAGATCCCAGAACCGAGATCGCCAATCACCGCCAGCGCTGCCGTAACCGGGAACGCGGCCGTGACCTAACCGATGATCGGCCACGGACGCAGCCACGGTGATGCCTTGCGCTTCGCAAAGTTGGCACAGCGGATATCGAGACAGCTGCATGATGCGCAACCGTCGCCAGCGCCCGGTTGCATACAACGCTGCACGCTCACCACTGGCGACATCGAGTTCGCTTTGCATCGGCCGGACGGTCACGATCGATGCCGTGGTGATTGTGCGGACGGCTGCGCCGGCGCGCATAGTCGGCACAGCGGGTTTGCGGCTGCGCGTCATTGCCTGAGCATCCGGTCGTCGTCGTCATCGAGCTCGAGCACAAGCCGCGCGGTGTTGTCGATGGTCTTGTCGAGGCCGGCGAGGTCGAAGTCGACCGACGAGCCCATTTCGCCGGCCTGAATGCGCGCGCAGCCATCGCGGATCTGCCGCAGCAGGCGGTGCGTTTCGATCCAGTATTCGGGATCCCTAAGACGCGGGTCGTCGACGTTGATCATGGTACGGCCGCCTCCGCCGACGCGCGGCTCGCATGCTTGACTTTGTTCCCCGGTTTTTTATGAAGCTCGCAGCGTCGGTTGAGCCAGCGCGGCACCGCCTTCGAGGTTGTGAATGTGAATGGGGCGCCGCAATCAACGCATGCCGATCGCCAGATGAGGACGGAGGTCCACTCGCCATCCGCCCGCTGGTACGGCTCGGTAGTGACCAGCTCGTACCGCTGATCATCGATCAGCAAGACCAATCCGATCGGCGGGCTTCGGGTCGCACTAAGATCGAGTTTCATCATTTTCCCACCCTCCTTTTTTCAAAACCGTGGACAGTTCGCCGGGACACCTACGGGACGACAGGACAACCGGGCCCTATAGGCCCGGGTTGTCCCGTCAGATGTCCGGTAGGTCAGCGGGACATGTCCGGGACATGTCCCATTTGTTGTCCCAAAACCGCGCAAGGCTTTGAAACTGCGATTAAAGATTTCGCTCATCGGATCACCCATACCAGTCGATTGCCATTTTCCTATCGAGCCGGCGCTAAGGAGCGCCTTTGCCGCTCGATAAAAGGCTTTGCGCTTCGCCTCGTCGTCGCCGTCGGTAATGCATCCGGCATAACAAGTCTGGCGCCAAAGCTCTTCCGTCACGCAGGGCGTGTCCGGCGGGATGTGTGAATTTGAGGGTGGGATCTCGCCCTGCCGAGCGAGCGTGTCGCGAAGCAGGTCAAGTGCGACATCGCGGGCTGCCCCTTTTCTTGGCGTGGCACCAAGCGTCGACGACCATTGATCATTCGAAAGGACGATATCGGCGGCCTCGAAATCACTGCGGTTGGCTGGAGTGCGCTCGCGAGCCTTTGTGAACCGCAAGTTGAACGCGAGGTCGGCGTCGGGCCGTTCAATGGCCTCGAGCATGATCACGGCGTCGAATTGCCATTCCCTCGTCTTGTCACCGTAGCCGTGATCTTCGGCGTGTCCTGTGTGGTGAAACCAAACCTGCCCGATCTGCCGTTTGGTAAGATTGCGAACCCAATCGAGCACCGGCGCCCACGACTCGGGCTCTTTCATGTCGCCGGTCAACAAACTCTGAACGTTGTCGAAGAACACGCAATCAATGCCGCCTAGACGCTCGATCAAACGGTCAATGAAACCTTGCCCGCTGGGCGTGTTGAGCGGCGGGAGGTCCGGGAAGTCCTCGCGGTTGAGGATGAAAAGTGTTAACGGCGTCGAGCCGCGTCGGCGCATCGCGTCCTCGTTGCGCGACTTCATCAGCCGGCGGGACATTTCGCCGTCGATATACAAAACGCGCTGCGGCCGGCCGGAACCCCGCCAATGCAGGAAATCCCCGCCGTCAGCGGTCGCGGTCGCCGCAGCCATCCCGAAGTTCGTCTTGCCCGCTCCGGTCGGGCCTATGATCAAAAGCCGGCTCGTTGTGCTGATGACCTTCCCGAGCAAGAACACCGGCTCCGGCACTTCTCGCTCCAACCATTCGCGGCCGAAAGCAACGCAAGATCGAACTCGCGGTCGGCATCTGCCACCGATCTGATTTTCGATAGTTGTTCCTTGGCACGCTCGATCTGCGCCGCGGCATCGTCGTCGGGAGTGAAATCGTGCGCGTCCTCGATCACATCCAGGGCGACGCGGATAAGCGCGCGGCGTTGCGCGAGGTCGACAAGGCGACGCCCATAATCATAACTGTTGAGGGTCGTGACCGCCGACGTGGCCAGATGCACGAGATATCGAGCGCCTCCGACCTCAATGAGGCCACTGTCGCGCTCAAATAGATTTTTCAGGGTGACTGGATTAGCCGGGCGCCCGCTCTCGGCCAGCTTGCCGATCGCCTCATAGATGCGGGCGTGAACCGCACTGTCGAAGTGCTCGGGTCGGAGAAAAGCCGAGACCATTCGGTATGCGGCGTTGTCACAGAAAATCGTCCCAAGGAGCTGTTGTTCTACGTCGGTGTTCGAAGGCAACGGGCGCGGCGGGTCCCCCGGGCGCAACGGCGTCACGGTCATCGCGCGGCCCCTGTACGGCCGCGGTGAAGTCCGCTATAAAGTGCGGGCACGAGGCTGACACAATACGAAGGGCGCGCTTTTGCCGAGCGCGTCCTTCGCCGTTTAGGCGGCGGACCTATCGCTTTGCATGGCATCGCAAACCCCTTGTTGCGGGGGGGTGCATCTATCGTGCGCGGGGGAAACGAGGCGGCTGACAGATCACGACGTGCGGGCTTCTCGCTCCGCCGCTCGGCGCGCGATCCGGCGCTCGACAGAGCGTGGGGTATAGCGACGAGCGCCTTCCCGGGTCGGCCTAAGCGTAGACTTGAACCATTTGAGAAACGGCCTTGTGACGATGAGAACCGTCGGCCCGCTTCGAATAAAACACTCTTCCGGAATCTCGCCCTTCGATCGCCTGTTTTGGATTGTTGGCCAGTGAATAGAACCGCCGGTCAGATCGTCGATCAGGGTTCCGCGCACAATTGGCGGCAGGTTCCGCTCTAGCTCAGCGACGATTTTATCGATAACGATATCGTCCATTTTTGAGGCTCCATTTGGCCGGTGAGGTCGGCTTAATGGGCTCTCATCTAATACACGCCCATGCGCAGGTCTAATCCACAAAACCTCCGCGGGCTCAATTTCGAGTCAGACGTTCAATCTTTCGCCCTCGAGAGTATGACGACACCGGCTGGTCAAAAGCAGGCGCGGGGGCGCAATTAATGATGGCCAGCACGACCTCGACCAACTCAACAAAGGCGCCGGCGTATTCCGCTGCGCCGGGTACGCGCGTCACCCGCGCCGGATAGCCGGTCGCCCGCTCAAAAGCGCCCGCTAATAGCAGCGTGATCGCATCGAAGGCGATGAGTGCGGGTCTGCCTCCGCGATCAAGCTCGAGTTCGCGCCGTTTTTCTTGCGCCCCGGCGCTTAATGTCTTGGCGAGCACCTTAAGCTCAAGCTGGGTCGCATCGTCTCCCGGTACTGGTTTCCAAAACACCCGGACGTCAGGCGGCAGATCATCGGCGGCCTCGAGCTTTCCCCTCGAAATTCGATCGATCGCTTTCGCTAAGCCTCGAGCTTCCTCGACCGCGTTCCCGACGCACAGAGCTAAGGCGATGATCTCAGCTACATCCGCCCTGAGACGCCGCCGCCGCTTGGGCCGGCTAAAGCCGATCAAATCTTCGATCGCGACCCACTCGTGATCTCGAGACAGGCACTCGCGAATTAGCGGCGTCGCACCGGCGACGGCTGGCTGCGCAATAAATCCGGCAAGCGCGCGAGCAGATTCACGACGGATCTGTGACGCGGTGCGCCGTCGGGCGAGGGGGGCCTTCGGTGCCATCCGAGGCGCCGGCCGGGCTATCGAGCCGAACCTCGGCGCTTCGCGATGGTGGTGACGTTCGATCCGGCCTGCCCGAGCCCGACGGCCAGCGTCGCCAACTGATCGGCGAGAGCGCGCGCCTGATCTTTGTCGCCGTGGATATATGCCATGTAGGCTTGGTGCGACTTATGCCCGGTGAGCTGCATCCCGACACGCGGGTTGTTGACGGAGTTGGCTGTCATCGTCGCAAACCAATGGCGAATTGTGTGCATCGTGCACTTCACGCCGGCCTCGGCGGCGATGCGGCGGAACACCTTCTCGACAGTGTTGTAAGCCAACGGCCTTGGGCCGCCTCGGATGGCGCGGAACACGAACGGCGCGCCGGGCATCTGTTCCACGCCGTCGAGCGTCGCCAGCGCCTGCGCCGACAGGGGGCGGCGCGAGAATCCGGTTTTCGTGTCGACAAGGTGGAGCTCCATCTCGTCGCGGCGGATGTGTTCCCACTTCAAATTCAGAAGCTCGCTGATCCGCGCGCCGGTCAATATCGCGGCCTTGATCGCGGCGATCGCCTGCGGTGTCTCAGCGCCCCTCACAGCCGCATCGTCGAGGGCCTTCACCAACGCACCGATCTCGCCGGCCGTCAGCAGCCGTTCGCGCCTTGCGACCCTCGGCTGATCGATATTGTCGAGAGGGTTGCCAAGTTCTCTAGGTCGTAACCCCCAGATCAGCGCCTTGTGGAAAATGTGGTGTAACAACCGGTAGAGATTGCCTGCCTCGCCCTTACCGCTAACGATAAGACCGCCGGCGTCTAGACGTAGCGGCGAGCGCACGATCGCTCCCGCATCCTCTTGGGTGACGTCCTTGATCTTGAGCGCGCCGATCGCCGGGTTAACGCAGCGTTCCCACATTCTGATCTTCTCGGCGGCGGTGCGGGGCTTGTTGGCGACCGCAATCACTTCCTTGCCGTAGCGTTCCCACAAGTCCGCCACTGTCTTCTCGCGCCGCTCGCGCGCGGCTTCTTCCGCGGCCTGGTCGCGTTCGGCCCGGCGCTTTGTTTGGGCTCGCTCGCGGAGGCTAGCCGGTCCTTCGCCGGTGCGCTGAGCGGTTCGCAACACGCCGAGCTGTTCCTGCGCGCGCTTTAATGACCAGCCGTCCGATGCCCATCCCAAAGCTTCCTCGACTTGCCGGCCGTTGATCGAGAACCGAAGGGTGAAATATCGATCGGGGCGGATGCCGTGTTTGCGCGTCGGATGCTCTCGACAGCGAATGCCCGGAGCGACAGTGATCCAGCCGGTCGTCATGCGCTTCACCACTCTGTTTCCTGCGGTTATCCCTAGCCTGTCCCTAGATTTTGGATGACATGCCGGGAAATTGCGTGAAATGCAGTGAAGACGATAATCGCAAAAAAGTGAGAGAACAACTAGAGTTTGTGATGTCTGATGAGGGTGCGTGAAAACGCCCTAGACAAACTTAAAATCTGCTTCCCAATGGGAGTGGGGGTTCGGTTCCCCCCGTCCGCACCAATTCGTCAACTAACAGAAGGCTGTGGCAGTTCGGAAAATTTGTAACTTGCTGCTGCGAGGACGTGATCGATGTCTGTGCCGCCTGAAGACAGCGGCAAAAAGGTACAGCGGTAAAGGATCTCGCGCCCTTCATGACAAGCAGCTCCTTCGTCGACGAGGGAGCCACGCCGCGACAGAACCTCGGGCAGGCGCGATGTAATCAGGCCAACAGCGAATTCGCCGGATAATCCGCAATGACCGCGTCCCGCATTTGTCGGTCGGATCCGGATACTAAATTTTCGCCGACCGCTAGCAGGTTGGAAAATTTGAGCGGCGATCGCAGCTCTACCAAGAGGCAATCCTTCCAATCGTCGCCAATCATCCAGGGATCGAT